CCCAACGTAAGCGTTGAACCAGATTCTTTGTCGATTGCGTTTACATTTATAGTGCTCATACAACCACCAATGTACCAGTAACAATGATTGTACCTGTCATAGTTACTGGCCCTGCAAGAACTGCTGATTCAATGGTATGATCTCCATCAATAGTTTCCTGATGAATAAAGAACCCGTCTTTTGCAGGCGCTTGACCTATATATTGATTTCCATTAACTACTTCAGCCATGATTCCTCCTTACGTAGAAATGCTATCTACATATGAAACCCACACATCTAAAGCAGATCCTGTGTTAGATTTAATATGAAGGACATCTGTGTTTTGCATTACAACCTTTGCGCCACCCTGAATAAGTTCTACAGAGGAACTAGGTGGAATGGTTAGGCTTTTGCAAATGTGGTAGTCAGTACCAGAGCCTGTCTTATCAATGTAACAATCGCAAGTTACAGCGGCTGTAAGGATGTTAGTTACTCTAATACCAATTAATGCGTCATCAGAGTTACTAGTAAGAAGAGTTGTCTCTCCCGTTCCTACCGCTGATGCCGCCGCTCGTTCAAAATCTTGTGCCATTATGCTCTCCTATAACGCAATAGCCATAGCAACTGCAAAACCAGGAGATGCCGCTGTTACGGTTCCCCAAGAAGCATCAGTGCCATCTGTGGTTAAATATTTTCCAGACTGACCAGACATATTAGGTACGATAGCCGCAGTAGATGACGATGGAAAACTATTCTTAAGAACAACTTTTAACATTCTAAGATGGTCATCGCCTTCTGCTACAGGGTCTGAAACTGTAGGGTTTGTGTTTACTAATTGAGTTACCCAACTTGCGCTTTCTAGTGCCATAGCTCCCCCTACGTAAGTTCAAAAATACCAGTAGCGCTAGGCGTTACGGTAAGTGTGTTGTTTTGTGCTAATGTAAACTGGCTTGATGTCAAGCGAGAAAAGCAAACTAGTTTTCCACCTGACTGATAAATAACAGCGTATTTAACATTAGATACATCACCACCAGTAGCAGTCCATACACAAGCCGTCGAGTCAAATCGATACTTGTTTGTTGCCGCTGACGCCCATGTTCTGGAAGAAACTGATTTACCTCCAGTAGCATACCCATTACCGTTAGCCACTTCATTAGCTAGAGAGGCTTGAGTAGACAATGCAACGTTGTTTACGTTTGCACTTGCGGCACTGGTATGCAATGCCATGTAAAATTTAACACTAGTACCGTCAAGGTCAAACTGACCATTACCAAGGTACTCCCTAAAACTGTTGAAAAAACTCCATGCTGTAGCCGCCATTTAAGCCGCCTCCTTTAACGATTCTGGATTCTTAATGATGTGTGATATAAGTCCTTCGCCATGAACAATAAGATCATAACTTGAGCCTGTAACGCTTATTAACTGAACAAACTCCTTTGCCTGATGATAATGGGCTACAGTGCATCTAAATTGCTTCCCACCTACAACCAAATCTATCTCTTCTTCCTTATCATTTTCTGGTTGCTCGTAAGCATGATGATGATCCATAATACAACTATCAAAACCAAAAATTTCAAACTTATGAAATCCTAAAATTCTTAGCAAATGCATTGATCTAAGTGTTACTGTGGAGCCACCCATAATAGGGAAGAAGTCTTCGTATGCTTTTCCGTATTGACCCTCAAGAACGTCTATGTTTTCTTCTTGAGTATCACAATGCCACAACCAAACATTGCGGCCTGAAAGCATTTTAAATACTTCTGGATGACATTGAGATGCCATTAAGTATTTACATGTTTCTACTGGAGTTTCAATAAATCTTTTATTAAACTCTCTGCTGTCTAGCATTATAAAAGCATTAGGAATAATTCCATTATCTAGACAATATTGATAAGTTCCATTTACTGTTACAATTGGAACACCATCTTCGTATCTTTCTTTTACTATATTAAATGTATCTTTAAGTGATGGACCGCCAGTAACAAGGCATATTTCTTTGTCCCACTGCGTTTCAAATGGTTTTACCTGCGGCAATCCTAAAGAAACACTGCTCTTTATATTATTCCTTATTTCTTCTTTATCTGAATTTACAGCAACAAATACATCTGGAATTGGCTGTAAAACTTGTACAGAAGGCGGATACCCTTTAAATGAATTCAAGCGTGAAACTCTAGTCTAAGCTCTAAACCAAGAGCAGCAGTTCCAGAACCTATTTGATCTATGTCAAATCTTATTACATCAAACTCATTAACTAAATTGTTTGCCCCAATAACTGGAGCCGTTGCCGCATCTTTACTATCATTTTCTCCAGCATCAATAGTTAACAAGGTGGTTAACATATCAACACCTTTAGTTTGATTATTCACTTGAATGTTTGTTGTTGATCCTGTCCCAGCTGTATATACATGTCCTCCAACAGTATTGAGCCTAAGCCCGTCAAATGTGGAAGGCATAACAATTCTTGCAATTCCGTTACCTACATAAGTAGGAAGACCGTCAGCGATAACCTTAATAACTAATGTCCTATTTGAAAAAGCTGTAGCATTAGCTAATATCTTTCTATTGTCGCCAGTAGATGCATCGTACATAGCAATATAATCAGCATTAATATCCATTGTGCTTGCGATATTAAGATTATTTATAATCTCTAGCTTATCATTATTTAGGTTACTAAGGTTGTCATCCATCTCTTCAAACGTAAGAGGAGCACCTTTTGTTTGCCTTAATGTTAAATTTGCCATTTATTTAAATCTCCAATTACCAAAAGCCATTACTTTTCCATTATCTCTTATAGTTACGCCAGCATCTATGGTTTCAGTAATAGGTCTAAGTAACATTAATTCATAGTAGTTTTCAGAAGCATAGTTAAATGTAGCCATAAAAGGAAGATCAATTAAATTAGCTGCACTAATAGTAACCAGTGCTAATGCAAATACATATAACTCATCATCGTTTTTCTTTACAAAGTCTTCCCATCTTTCCCATTCGGACTTAGTTGTTTGCCCTTGATCCCACTGCATTGTTTCGCAGGTTGCTGATCCTCTGCCATTTCCTGTTCCCACAACTCCCTTGTACGAGCAAGCAATGTCTCCATACCTCTTTGCCAGCGCACTCGTTCCGTTGAGGTTGTACTCAGATACGACAACGGGCTTACCAAGCCGAAGTGCTTCTTCAATTCTTTTTCTGAACTGTGACTCACTTAGATTAAAACCAGTTTGCAAATAAATAACATCTGCATCTTTGTAATATTCAGGTTTTACTCCTGGTGTTAGGTGGACTCCAATAGGCTTGTTAACACCCTTCTTTCTAAGGTTCTGTATAAGGACACTAACCTCTTGCGCTGAGTAATACTCATCGCACTCAAGGCATACAACGTAATGACTAACAAGATCATCTACTGCATCTACTACTTGGTTCTGGTAGTCTATCTGATTCTGCAATCCCTGTTTGTATACTTGCGGGCTATCGTCAGATATCAGCCACATTACAGGAGCCAGATTTTTATCACGCAACTTATTAAGACGATCACGCCAAGCAACTCTATTAACACCGTCAACTACCTTAAATTTTGGATCATAGTTTCTAGCCATGACATCCGCATGGGTATCACCATTTAACTTTAATTTTTCTATTACCTTTTCTCGCCAAATATTATTTGATCCATCTGAAAGCCAAGATAATGTACTATATTGAGCGGCGCCTATTAAGAATGTGCTTTTATAATCAGCAACAACAGTAATAAAACCCGCGCTTACAAAAAAACAAAACAATATAGATGCTGCGTATTTACTGATCATTTTTCTTTCTGTTTAATTTTGTTGGACCTGGTAAAGCCCATCCTAATATCATAGGCAATACGAATATTAATACTAAAGCCCACCCACCTATTTCTACCATTTTATGAAGCAAAGTAAAAAAGTTATCAGGCGCCTTGATAATAGTCTGAGGCTCTTGTCCTGTTGTCAAAACCTCCGTCGCTACATCTGTCACAAAGGCACCCGTCATGGCTCCCAGTATCGGCGCACCTACACCCCCACTGATCGCAGTCCCAACACCCGCACCTATTGCTGACCCTGTTGCTACTACTGTCGATTCCTTTAGGCTCTGACATCCAGCTATTACTGTACAGGAACTGATGGTGAGGGCGATCCAAAGATTGCGGATAAAATAGCAAATACCACTACCACTGCAATTACTACTTTTACTTTTCGATCTAACTGATTCCATCCTCTTTTGATACTGTCCCACATAAACTACCTCCTAAATATTATAAAATTATTGAATTTATTTTTTCTTTGCTGTTTTGGCTGAACGTTTAAATGATTTATCTGTAGGCGCTCCCTTGCTTCCAGGCTTTCTCATTTTTTCATTTGACCCTGCTTTAATTCTTTTTCTTTTAGCATGAATATTTGCATACAAGCCTTTCTTAGCCATTAGCATTTCCACCTTCGTCGTGCTTGACGTATTCTTGAATCAGGATCATTTCTTGTTTTAGCGCTAGAATTTTTTAATTGCCCTGCTGATCTAGCGCAATAAGACTTTCTTCTTTTAGCGTCTTTAGATCCTTTCTTAGGGTTTCCTGTTACAGCTGTCTTAAGTTTAGATCCTGGATTTGCTTTGCGATGAGCGGCTACTCCCGCTTTTGTCATGCCCGCACCTGATTTAGTTTTTCTAAAGCTAGGTTTTTTTCCTGTAGTAGTTTTTGGTATTGACTTTTGTTTTCTT